TTAAACACTGCAAAAATAGCCCACGGTATTAACCACAAACTACACAGCAGCACTACTGGTAAAAGTAGCACCGCTGCAAGACAAGTTATTAAGCGTTGTATGTGCCGCTCGATGTGAAGGTATGGATTGTGTAGCCACCCGAAGATGTAACCGTACCGCCTGTGCCACGCTGTGAACCTAAGTAGCTGATGATTACTACGCCTGAACCGCCTGCTGCGCCTGTAAAATTTAAATTACTTCCGGAGTTATTGCCACCGCCACCGCCACCGCCACCTGTGTTTGCAGTACCAGCAGTTCCTGCCGCACCACTACCGCCAGCACCGCCGCCGCCAGCACCTCCTGCACCCCCACCACCGCCGTCACCACCACCACCACCGCCGCCAGCATAATTTACGGCAGAACCAGAAATGGAGTTAGATGATCCTGCGCCCCCTGCGCCACCTGAACCAGAAGTTGTAGACGCACCAACGGCACTAGCACCGCCACCGCCGCCGCCACCTCTTGTTGAGTTAGTATTTGCACCGCCAGCATAACCTTGCCCAGATGTTCCTGAACCAAAAACGGTTCCACCTCCAGCGCCACCGCCAGAACCACCTGCACCTGCCGCTGTATTGTTAATAGAACCAAATCCACCACCAGTAGCGGCAGTTGCACCTAAAGAACTATTATTTCCTGAAGTGCCATTTGTATTGGTGCTTCCACCAGCAGCGCCACCTGCACCAACAGTAATCGTATATGCTGTTCCTGTAGTTAACGAAATTGAAGATGCCAACAACCCACCAGCACCCCCACCTCCAGCGCTTGTACTATTATTTGACCATGCGCCGCCACCACCACCAGCTACAATTAAGTAATTAACTGTGTAGCCAGCAGCTTGGCTAAATTGCAACCATTGCGAACTTGTAGCATCCCACCACTCAGGATTACCCGTTGTGCTGTTTTGGCGAATCATGCCTGACGCAGGAGTAGCAGGACGCTGCGCCGTAGTCCCCACGGGGAGCTTCAAATAGTCTGTACCCTGTACGTCAAGAGCCATGATCTTTCCTTAATTAAGCAACAGCCAATTCTTTCCACGAAGTCGTGGCTTCGTCCCACGCATACGCTTTACCGTCAGCAGGCATAGCAACAGGCGCTTCCCACAAGCAGGTGTCATCGTTTAGCAGCCAAGACGCAAATGGTTGAGGCGCAATAAACGCATCACGCACGGCATCGTAGGTGTAACCAATCCCCGCATAATTTTTTCTCAGAGGACGACCCTCTGGGTGCTGACCGCCGTGTGTGTTGTATGAGGTTTGGATCCAAGCGCCGGGGCTTGAGTCAACGAATGTATCGAAAAATTCTGCTTCTGCCACGATGACTTGTGAAACCTTGCCATCAACTACTTTCGCCCAGTGAGCCATGTGAAACTCCTTAAAAAATTAGATTAGGCAGTGTAAGTGCCTGATGATGTAAATGTGTGAATGGTGTTGCCACCGCTTGATGTGACTGTGCCGCCTGTGCCTCTTTGTGCGCCAGCGTAGGAAATGATGACGATACCAGAGCCACCTGCTGCGGGTGTGCCTATGTAAATTCCGCCTGCACCGCCGCCTGTGTTTGCTGTGCCAGCAGTTCCGTTGTTACCACCAATTGCGCCTGCGCCACCACCGCCTGCGCCACCTGCACCAGCTACACTTTGTGCGCCACCGCCACCACCCCCTGCATAAGTAACGCTGCTTCCGCTAATGCTAGACGCAACACCTGCACCGCCAACACCGCCTGTTGCCCCTACGCCATTTGCACCAACGGCACTAGCACCGCCGCCGCCGCCGTTTGAATTATTGGCACTTATTGATACACCATTACCACCAGCAAAACCTTGTCCAGATGTTCCAGAACCTCCTGTGCCAGCGGGGTTTCCCGTATCAGAAGCACCGCCACCACCGCCAGAGCCGCCAGATAAACCTGCGTTTGCTCCTGCGTTTGAAAATTTACCGCCACCGCCGCCGCCAAGTGCGCTCAAAGATAAAACTGGAATAGCGGATAAATTACCATTTGATCCAGCGGTTGTTGAACCAACTCCAGCCGCACCGCCGCCGCCTACAGTAATTGTGTAAGCTGTACCCGCACTGAAAGCACCAGTTCCAGTTAGTAAACCACCTGCACCACCACCAGCGGATGAACTACCGCCGCCACCAGCTACGACCAAGTAACTAGCCGAATACAACAAAGAAGTAATTTGCTGCCATTGCGAACCTGTCCAACTTTCCAATTGACCAAGCGTAGTATTCCACCCCAATTGCCCCGCTAATGGGCTTGATGGTCTACCCGCTGTTGTCCATGATGGTGGGCCAAACCCTGTTGTGCCGCCTACATATGCTGTCATGTTCTTTCCTTATGCTGTGAACTTACCGTGATTAGCAAACTTGCCATGCACCATTTCACGAGCAAGCTCCATAAATTCCTGCGCTAAACTCAAGTCATCAAAACAACCTAAGTGACGTTTTTTACCATTAACCCACATCTGCGCTATCCATTTGCCAACGTGCTTCGCCCAAAATACGCCTTTAACGCCAGACTTGTTTGTCGAGTCTAATGCCTTATTGCGTTTGTTTTCAGCTTGCGTAGCACCACGCAAATTTTCAATGCGGTTGTCGTGCTTGTTGCCGTTGATGTGGTCAATTGTTTCTGGGCAATAACCGTGATGCATCATAAAAATAACACGGTGTAACTTGTATGCTGATTGTTTAATTTTTACGGCAACGTATGGTTGATTATAGTCACCAGCTACCGTTCCAACGGTAACGCCCGAGCCAGATTTGATGTGATATAACTTGCCATCTCTGTATTCAAAAATGGATTTTAAATAATCAACAGAAGGTAGTTCTTTAGCTTTAATCATTTCATCACGCCGTGTAGCTGCCAGAGGCAGTGAACTTCATTACTGTGTTTGATCCAACAGTGGTAACCGTTGGCGAGCCTGTGGTTGTGCCTGAGTAGTTAGCTGTAGGCACAGAAATAACTACAACACCTGAGCCGCCGTTGCCGCCGCCGTATGAGCCGGGATTATAAGTACCGCCACCGCCCCCACCGCCTGTGTTTGCCGTGCCAGCCGCACCAACAGAATTGCTACCACCATTGCCGCCGCCACCGATGCCACCTGCCCCACCCGTGCCGCCGTATGCGCTACCGCCGCCACCCCCGCCACCGCCACCGCCGTAATAGACGTTTGCACCAGTCAGCGTATTTAAAATTCCATCGCCACCTTTTGCGCCAATACCAGCAGCCGCTACGCCTACGGTATTTGCGCCGCCGCCACCACCACAACCAGCGGGGTTTGGAACATATCCGATGCCGCCATTATTTCCTTGCCCTAAAATTCCAGTACCAGCGGCATTAGACCCGTAGCTACCACCACCTGAGCCGCCATTGCCGCCTACAGCAGCGTATGAACCATAGCCACCGCCAGTTGCAGTCAATGATCCAAAGACAGAATTTGCACCTGCTACGCCACTTGTTACTGCTGCGCCGCCAGCACCACCTGCACCAATCGTAACCGTGTAAACAGTGCCAGCAGTTAAAAGCTGTGAGCCAACTAACACACCACCTGCTCCACCGCCACCACCAAATCCACCGCCACCACCGCCACCTGCTGCTACGAGATATTGAGCCAAGTAACCACCAATCGGTGACCACGCAGAACCATTCCAAACTTCAGTTACTACAAGTGTCGTATTAAATCGTGTCTGCCCCGTCACAGGCGAAGCAGGTCTCTGCCCCGTAGTGCCAACAGGTAGCTGCGCCGCCCCCGTAGCAGAGTCAGCGTTAATTAAAATACCCGCAGCAGCAGGTACTTGCATGACATAATTTACTGCGGTGTCCACTGCGTTCAGTGTGACTGAGCCGCCAGCAGGTGCATTAAGTTTGATTGAACCAGCCATATTTATCCCCAGCTTGTGCCGTTATAAACCTCGACTGAACCTGTCGTGGTATTAAATCTCATTTGCCCTGTCGCAGGACTTGCAGGGCGCTGTGCCGTTGTTCCCGATGGCAAATATAAACCGCCAGTCGCCGAGTCTGCGTACGACAACACGCCGTTCGCTGCCCGAACATCTACAGACACGTTAGACGCTGTGTCAACAGGGTTGACCTCAACCGTACCGAGCGCAAAGGCTTTAAGTCGCAGTCCCATTAGATAATCGCCCAAACAGACCCGTCAGGGATCGTTACGACAACTCCCGCATTGATAGCCACAGGACCGGTTGTCATGGCGTTGTACCCAACAGGTAGTGTATAGCTTGCCGTGACCGCTTGACCATTCTGCACGAAGATTTGATCGCCACCAGCACCTGTTGCGCCGTTACCAATTGTGACTACCGTACCCGCCGGACCTTTGACGTACATCAACCGATCAGCCGAGTTAACGGCAATCTCAGAAGTCACCATGTTGCCAGCAGACGGAACCGCACCGGGTGTTGTGCTGCTGTACGGTACTACGCTAATAAATCCGGGAGCTGCCATTTTATTTTCCTTAAACGATTGCCCAGACTGAGCCTGATGGTACGGTAACTACTACCCCCGATGCCACGGTCACAGGACCTGCACTCACAGCGTTGTAGCCAGTTGGGAAGGTGTAGCTAGT